GCCTTGAATCGTAGAATACTTTCTGAGAGTTTGCCTTACGGAACTGTGCAGTCGGTAAGAATGTTGCAATCTCCCACTCTGGTGTTTGAACTTCTGCGAACCGACTCTTTACATGTGCGGTAAGGTAGTGTTTCAAACACGGTTTATAATACCGCATCTTTGCGGTCTTCTTTAACATCTTGTAAGTCAATGCACGTCTTGCACTTTGGGTCATCTTCGTACCGAGTACACCCATCAACGCATCCAGAAACTTCGCACGAAGTATCGGAGGCAAGTAATGCAAGTTAAGACCGTAGAACCCACCTTCTGCTGGGCCAACAATAATGACTAACGGAAATGCATCGTAGTATGGTAAGGTCTTCTTATGTTTTGGGTCATAGAAGAACATCTGCATACTACCGATTAGTTCTGCATTATCTGCCTTTGATGCATCACGTTTCTTCAACGGATCTTCTTTCATCAACGCTTCACGGTTGATTGACCGTAAGTTCGATGACTTCTTTCTAAACCATTCACGACTTTCTTTGGTACGAGGTGTTACGCCCGCACGGAATGCCTGTAGTTCTAACCTGTTGAATAAATTACTCATACGTCTATTTATACATTAACTTCAGCTAATTTGACAACTTTAAACAAATCTGCTTGATCTGTTTTGATTCTGTCTGATGTTTGTTTACCACTATTATGCACAATACTCGATCCTAACTCTTCGATGACCAAATGTTTTACTGGTGCTTCTGGGCCGAGGTATCTTAACTGCGGTCTTCCGTGTTTTGATAACAAGGCATACCTACTACCTTGTCCCAAAAAATGTTCTACCATCGAAAACGGCCCTTTGTTTGTGTCATTTTTGACAACTCTCCATATGAACTTAGCAAAAGACGGACGATATAAACACGCTTCCATACAGTGTTGACCAAAATATGTTATGTCAACATGTGGGTTATATGAGATTACTTCAGGATTTTCTAGATAAGCATCGTGTTCCAGAACAAGTATTGGTCTATCTTCTTTCCAACATTTTTCCCATAACAACCACTGAGAAATAAAACATCCTTTTTCTGGTTCGTTGATTTGTTTTTCAAAATTTATGTGTTTGTAGTTATGTAGATCTTTTGGTGTGATTGCATCAAAGAAGTTTACATGAAACCCAGCATCAGTCCAACTCTTTGCACAATAGTTAGCGTATAACTCGGACTTCCTGTCGCCCTTCATTCGTATCATCCATATGTCAAAATCTTTATTTCTCATTTTTTCTTTCTCGTGTAAGGTTTCAATTTCTTTAATGGTTTAGTGGACTTGGGCATGATACCCATGGCGGTTAGTTCTTTCTCTGTCCATATCTCGAATCCCCACCCCCGATCCTTTGCATACTCTGCTGCAGCCTTCCATTTGTTCTGGTTCTTGACATATGTAAACGATTCTGTTAACATACGTTTAGTACGTCTACCTTTCATCTTGGGTAGTTGGGTTTCTTTGAAAGGTTTTACTTCTATCAGTTTAGTCGTACCATTCTTGTACACAATAACAAAGTCCATAAAGTATCGGTGATATTTCCTATCCACTTCATATAGATAAGGTATGACGATCTCTTCAGATCCCCACTCGACAATGTTTGAGTCGTTGTCACAGTGGCGCATAACATGTCTTTCCCACAGTGATCGATACACTATGTTAGTCACGTCCCCCAGATACTTCTCTGGGTTTTTTGGTTTATATTTTCCAGAATACGCCATACAATCCTTATAAATAGAATTAGCAGTTTTTAATAACCCTATTTAGTGGAAAACTTATGTCAGTTAAAAAATCATTTAGGTATCCTCTTCATGATGAAGACGATTATAAAGGAAGAATTAGGTTTACTTTGTTCGCAGAAAAGTATTTTAATACTGGTCTCAATGACGTTCTGTCAGACAAGAAAAGTGATCTCGAACAGTTAAAAGAAAAAAGACAGGAACTTAAAAATCAGGCTCAGTCCGAAGCAAAAGAAAACGGCGGATTTGCTTCAGAAGAGACGATGTCCGAACTTGAGAGGATAACGGCTGACGGTAAAGAAATCGCAAAAGAGATTTCTATTTTCAATGGATCGTCAAACGAAACGGAAATGGGTACTAAACCTAGACAGATCGTTGATACCGAGGTGTTGTTGTATCTTCCACAGGGTCTACAGTTTAGGGATAACGTAACATACGAGAATGTTGATGTCGGTTCAACAGGTGCTGCAGTAGCTCAAGGTGCATCTATTGCTGGTTCTATGGCAGATGGTGTAGGGTCATTTGTACAGGGAATGTCTGGCGGCGCCTCGGGCGATCTTGCAAAACTAGCGACTGTTAAGATGGCGCAAGCGGCAGGTAAGTTTAGTGATGAGGTAACGGCGGGTCTTAAACTACAGACTGGTGTTACTACTAATCCAAACACACGCTCGTTATTCAAACAAGTTAACATGCGTGAGTTTCAATTCAACTTCAAGATGATTGCAAGATCTAAACAAGAACAAGATCAGATCAAGAAGATTGTTCAATTTTTCAGGTCAGAATTATATCCAGAAGATATCCCAGTTACTATTGGCGGACAAGAGATATCATTGGGTTATCTTTTTCCTAACAAGTTCAATATAGAATTTGAATATGACGGTAAGACCATTGCACACAAAGTCAAACCTTGTTTCTTACGTTCTGTCGATACCACATACAATGCTAGCCAGATGGCATTCCATGATGATGGTGAGTTCCTTGAAGTGGACATGAACCTCAACTTTACGGAAACCGTTACATTGTCCAAGAAAGACATCCTCGAAACTAACGAAGATGGAGTAGGATTCTAATGAGTACAAAATATTTTAAAAACTTCGAAAAGATATACTACCAGTTCGGGGATGAAAACTACAAATCATTATTTCAGAATATTGGTCAATATGCAGACATCTTAGATCAGGTAAAATCTCAACAGACGTTCTATGAAGATTATACTATCAAGTCTGGTGATAGACCAGACACGTTATCCTTACAATTATACGGTGATCCGAAATACTATTGGACATTCTACTTATTGAACGACCACTTACGTGAATCTGGTTGGCCTCTAAAAAATGAAGATCTATTATCAAGAGCGAAAGATTACTACCCACATAGAGTAATTACGACCACAGATATTCTTGCGAGCGAAACAGATGATTATAATTTTGCTGTAGGAAAACAGATCTTTGGTCAGGTTTCAGATACAGTAGGAACCATCATAAAAAGAAACTTAGATCTAGGTCAGCTTGTGATTGATACCACTAATGCGTTTGTATCAAATCAAGTCGATTTCACACTGAGTGTTGATACTAATGGTTCAGCTGATATTCAGGTTGATGCTGACAATAAAAAGTTTGCTAGTGAGGAATTATGGGTTCTACATAAACATCCTGCTGGAACTACCAATAACGGTGTTATCATATCAGGACATGACATTACATTAGAGTCATTGAAAAGCAGAGCGAAGATAAGAAGTGTTGCTTTTGAAAATGGTTTTGACTATATCTTGACTGCGACAGTAAATACATTTAACAATGATGAAAGTACATTCTTATCAGATGAATCACTTTACATATTTAAGGATGGTAATCCTGTTTTCATCGACCTCTATAAAGAGTCGTCTCAGTATAACGCAATTCATCATTATGAAGATGCTGATGGGAATCAAGTTGATGTCGATCCTTTCTCCCAAACCAGATCGTCTAGTCTGACTGCTGTTACTAACTTTGAAAGATTAACTGCAAGGAACGATGATTTAAAACAAATTAAGGCACTGAAACCTTCTGCAATAGAAAGTGTCGTAAAAGAATTCCATAGGTTGATGAAACAACGATGAATGATAACCAACTAAGTTCTCAATATAAAATAACTCAGTGTCATATTCTTTCCGACCGACTCGGTGGTGATGAGTCTGGAGAGGTGGTCAACATAAACTCAAGTATTGTTGAGATTGTGTTCTTTGAGAGTTTAGAGAAACCATACATCAGTGGACAAATCGCCCTAAGTGATGATCAGGGTTTTGTTGATGGGTTGGATTTTTCTGGATCGGAAAGACTTTTTGTTGAAATATCTTCGGAAGACAATACACTGTCACCTGTCATGTCTAGACATTTTATCATGACAAGTATAGATCAAGTTATAAAATCGAATGATGCTGGTCAGGCAAGTATCTACATATTCACGATAATGGACGAACATGCGTTTCTAAGTAAAACTAAAAAGATTAGTCGAACAGTTAACGATAACCTAGAAACAGAAATACAAAAAATATGTGGACAAGATCTCAAGAAAAACGTAGACATTTCGTATCTTTATCCATCTGTTCAAAATAACGTGAAGGTATTGATTCCGTATTTACATCCATTGGAGGCTTGTGAATGGTTGAGAGATCGGGCTACAACCTCTACTGGTTGTCCTATGTTTTTGTATGCATCTATTCATGACGAAAATATAAGACTAGGAAGTTTGGACAAGATGTTAGAACAAGAAACTTGGAACACCGAACTCCCCTATTTGTATTCTCCAGCTAACGTTCAAAAGACCGAAGAAAAGTCTCCGTTACATCGTACATTCCAAATACAAACAATGCGAACGGCAAAACTACAGAACACTCTGAAACAGATAATGAGCGGTGGGGTTGGTTCCACCTATAATAACACAAATTTGAACACAGGTCAAATCAGATCGGAACACTATGATATCACAAGAACACTTGACAATTTAAAGAAAGCTAGTATAATAACTAAAGAACAAAATGTATATCCAACAGATTTTCAATTAGACGATGTGACCGTTTCGGACATGGACTCCAGAATTTATCATCAGGTAACATCTTCGGGTACTTACGGTAACTACAAAAGTTATCATGATGAATTGAACGTAGAGACGTTTACCAATAAGATCGGAAATGTTTCCGTAAGAAATATGTTGTATAAGAATCAATTTGAAGTAACTGTGCCAGGCGCAGGGTTTATTGTTTCGAAAGCAAGTGTAGGAGATATGGTTAAAATAGAGACAATATCTGACGATCCAGATCCCAATGCGACTAATCCACTGGATCAGTTGCGTAGTGGTGACTTCTTAATCTATAATACTAGGCATACATTTAAAGGTAACAGACATGATGTTGTCATGTCGGTTTGTAAATTGGTGAGGGGATAATGAAAGCACTACAATCAGAATATTACGGTGACAATACTCGTTGGTTTATTGCTGATGTGATCGATCACACACCACCGTATGGTTTGGAGGGTCGGGTTAAGATCCGTATTCACGGTGTACATAATCCATCCACCAGACAAATAGAACAGAATGATTTACCTTGGGCCCAAGTAGTTTTACCTACAACAGAGGCTGGGGTTTCTGGTTTAGGTTCGTCACCTAGATTGACTTCAGGCGCCACAGTTTTTGGTTTCTTTATGGACGGCAAAGCTTCGCAGGTTCCTTTGGTCGTAGGGTCTATTCCAAAAATAGAAACTCCTACCAGAATACAAAGAGGTGTTGTATACGAAACTGTGACCGAAAGACTAGATCAAGAAGAAACCTTTTATCAACAAGAAGTAGGTATCTTAAACAATGATTTAATTGAGGACGATAACGCTGGACTTGTTTTTGGTAACACGAAAAAATACAGAACACTAGAAACCATAAAGTTCTTTTTAAACTCTGGATATACGTTGAACCAATCTGTAGGAATAGTAACTGGTCTAACCTTTAAATCAGAGTTATCTAGAATAGGAATAGACAATTCCGAAGAATATAATCCTCTTGGTCTTGCCGGCTGGGTGGGCATAAGAAAAACCAAGTTAAAAAACTTCAACAATGATTGGAGAAAATTTAGTACGCAACTAGTGTTTATTAAACATGAACTAAATAGTTCTATCGCTTTCGCTAACATAAAATTAAAACGAACTGACACATTAGAAAGAGACGATCCCGACAACTGTCAAAGAGTTTTCGGTAAATATTATTTAGGAATCAAGAAGAAATCTGATTTTGATGCTCTTGAGAAACTATCAATAGGAATACAAGAACTTGTGGGTTTATAGATGCCATTAAATAAAAAAAATATAAACGATCGTCTTGATGCGATACAGAATCATCCTAGTTTAAGTTCTAATGTCGATGCAACTGCTCTCGCTTTATCAGAAAAACAGTTTGCTAAAAAAGCAACACTCTTGGGTAGTGAAGCTGGTGGAGTATTTGGTGGTATTGAAGGTTTAGAAAATAAAGTAGACAATGCTGGTTCGCCTGCATTAGGCGATGCGATGTGTTCCTTTGGTGATGATGTTACTGGATTATCTGGAGTACCTGACCCAACGTCAATTGAATTAGATCTATCCGTACCGACATTTACTGCGACTACTGTGACTGACGAAGATTCTTACGGTCAAGCGGAAACAACAATAACAGCAGGCGCAACAGAGAATCAATCTGTATCATCTGTAGTACAATCACTTACTGGACTAGGCGCACCCACGGCAAAACTAGAAACACAGACTCTAGGCGGTTCCTCATTAGATGCGATTGATGCGACCGCAAGTGACGTTGAAGGAAAGTCGGGTTCATTGAAATCCAAAATACAAGGTGTAGCATCAGAAACAAAAGCTGCATCTGGTACTGGCGGTGGTGCATCGGGTGGTCTAAGTGCTGTAACAGATGTATTAAAGAAATCCGAAACTATGGTCAAAGATATCATCGGCGAAGTATCCGCCATACCTTCTTTGAATGTTAATGCGCCTGAACTCAGTAATGTTAAGAACGATGTTGGTATTGGTAGTATTGATACCGATTCGAAGACAAATTTAAACTCTATCAGTGCAACATCAGATAATATTGCCAATGAAATAACAAACAATCTCGATGGTATTGGCGAACTTCAAAAGGCGCAAGGAGAACTTGAAACATTTACGCAAAGGGCGCCCGTAAAGACTGGTTTTGGTATCCTACAAGACATCGCAGAAGATATAACAAATGACGCTACAACATTGATAAGAGGGTTTAGTAGTAATGCAAAACTTGACAAAGATAAAGTATCTAGTATTGTACAGAGTGCTTTGGGTGGTGATTTAGCTAAAGCCTCTCAAGATATTGTAAAGAGTGATCCGACTATATCTCCAGAGATGAAATCTGTTATCGGTTCGATAGACGGCGATTTAAATAACGATGATTTTACAAAAGAATTAAGGTCAAGAGCAACAGCAGCAAACATTTCTGAAGAAGAGATTGATAATACTGAAAGTCGTATATTTGCATCTGCCGAAGAACTTGGTCAACTCGACACAACTATATCGGGTACATTGGTCACGCCAGCGGATCAGTTCGCTGTCAAAGACTATGATATAAGCGATACACTAAAACAATTTGAATCGCAACAATCTGCACTAGAGGCCTACACTTATATTGACTCTAAGGAAGAACTCGGAACATCTTTCCGTGTTATAAACCGTGAGATAACGGAATTGATTCTTCATGCATCTGAAACATTCACTAATCAAAATATCGGATCGGAAGAGTTGCACGTAGAACACATTGCAGCGGGTGAAGATGGACTTAAATATCACTTGGTGATACGAAGAGATGGTAAACTACAACGAGGTAGACCGTTTGATAAGATAGGTGAGACTAATGGTACAAACGGTCACGGCCCAAATGCAATAGATGTTTGTTTAGTGGGTGGACTGAACTGTTCATCAGGTTGTGATGACCCTTTGTCGTATCGTTCAGCGCAGTCATTTACTCGTGAACAGATGACTACATTTGAAGCGGTGTGTGAGGCATTTTATCGTAGGTATCATGGTGGACAAGTATTCGGACACCGAGAAATACAACCTCTAGTAGAAGACCCTTACTTCGATGTAACTGATTATGTCGAAACCGTATTCCGTAAAAAGATAGTTTACGAAGATTTGATTGAAGACCAAGTAATGAAATCATCAGAACTAATAACGAAGAAACCACAATGACAATAGAAACCGATAAGAACAGACTAGGGAAAAATACAGCGACAGATAAAACTCTGGGCGTGCCAATTGATGGATTTCAAGATCCCACAGGTGAGTTCCCAAAGGTTGAGTATCATTATTCTTCCTCTATAAACCATGCAGCTCGTGGTTTCACGATAAATGAACTATATCTTGGTGGCGGCGACTTCAATGTTTCGTTGAATGTAGAAGACCAGTTACCATCACAGTTTCCTTTTAACCAAGTCAAAGAAACTGCATCTGGACATGTAATCGAATATGATGACACCCCAGGCGGTGAACGTATTCTTATCAAACACCGTAAGGGTGGTGGTATTGAAATGCGTGCTGATGGTTCTATCATCATATCGTCCCCGAACAATAAGGTCGAGGTGACTGGAGGAGACAATACGGTCATCGTAGAGGGTGATGCAGAGATGGTCTATAAAGGTAATCTGAACCAGACGGTTACAGGTGACTGGAATATGGACGTAGGTGGTAACCATAATCTTAACATACATGGACACAACAAACAATCTGTATTGTTGAACAAGAGAACCGAAGTATGTGGTAACACGGAACATATCACCAAACAGTCTGCCTCATATAAGACTGTAGAGAACAAGACAGAACTCGTGTTGGGTAACAACACCGAGTGGAC